TGGGCGTCTAAGTTGCCTGGGCCTAGCGTGATGATCTGCAAAGTAAAGTTTAATTTGGCGACATTGTAGTTGTAGCCATCGATTGAGTCGATATTGACGAAAACGGAAGGTGGGCTTATATTGCGCGAATCATTATTGACTTGTAGACCGCTTATTGTTGAGAGCTTTGCTACAAGATCGTCAAAGCCTTCGTTGAAAAGATCCGTGTAGTTAGGTACAGGCATCAGGCAACCTGCGGACGATCAATCCCTAGCAACTGGCGGATCATTCCGTTTAGACCCATCACTGGAGTTACGCCCATATTTTGGAATGAAGCGAACTGATCCACCGATCCGCGCTGGCGATACAAAGACCCACCGTACATCTGCGTCCCCAGCAAGACATCTTGCGAAGGCACAGTCGTCAGCGAGTCAATGTACCCTGCTTCCATTCTGCGACGCCACGCGAACTGCGAGCATGCTGAAGCACAGATCGTTAGGAACGCGGCGTCAGCTGCGGTCGCTGTACCGATACCAAGCCAGTCCTCGAGCATCGCGGCAGTGACCCAAGTGCAAGTCTGGGTAATTGTTAGCGTGCCAGAAGCGGCAGTCCGAGCGACATCAGAAGCGGTCTTTGCGTAGAGCACCTGATTCGGAATAGTGACAAGCGGATTAAAGAGCAGATCACCTTCATCGTCCACGCCCATAAACGCATACTGCGGCAGAGCGTAGACAATGTAAGTTCCGTTGAAAGTTGCATCGACATTCGTGATGACAACACTTGCGCCAACTTCAATCTCGGCTTCTGTGAGAAGTTGTAAGACTGCGTAGTTGTCGGTGAGCTGTTTATGTGTGACCGTGTAGGCGGCCATAAAAGCCTCCTATCGGCTGATTAGAAGGTCGCTTTGACGAACTTGGAAGCGTCAATCATCAGTGTTGCAAGATACCCTCTGAAGGCTATTGTCCTAGAAAGAGTAGAAGGTACATCGACCGAGATTGCGCCCTTCTGCTGTTCGAAGATCTCGAAGCCCGAAGCATCGCCAACGATGACGGTGTCTGTTGCGAAGTTGCGATCAACTACTACTTGAAGACCGAAGGCAACGCCGTTCGGCTGTCCCGGTAGCAAGTTGCCGAATGCGTTCATTGGGCCCACTGCTGGGAACAACGGACGATCAGCTGTGTCGGTCAAGCCGAGCAAGTAGCCCCACATGTTCGGCGATACGAACAAGTGTGTAGGCAAGTTGCCGTTTGATCCTGAAAGGATTGTTTGTGCTGCGGATCCTACAAATGCGCTCCACTGTGCGGGGTTCGTTGCATCGTTTCCGAATGCTGCGGTGACTGTTGCACCTGTCTTCAAGTTGTCTGCTGCGACATTGTCAGTTTCATTGGCATAAATTCTGCCCATGTCATCAAGTACGAGACCGATGATCTCGGGTGTACTCCAGTCGATTGATTGTTCGGACAAGGTCACATATCCACCGTAACTACCTTTTGTAACTTGGTTGTCTGTCACGACAAAAGTTCCTTGAGTGAGTGCGGTGTTCTCGGTTGCTTGGTTACCGATTGAAGTGTGTGTCGTTACTTCTGGGCGGATGAAAACTTTGCCTCCTTGTGGCATTGCTTTTGCGCCGATTGCGTCAATGACTGGACGACGACCGATGAAGTTGTTGTAGACAGGTTGAACGATTGGCAGTGGAAGTACACCGGGGATGTCGGTTGTAATGACATTCGGTGCAGCTGCTTGAATGCCTTCGCGCATTGCGTGAAACTGATCTCCGCCAACAAAGAATGCCGAAATATATTCGGCGGCTGTTGGCATGTGGAACTCACGCTTCGCGGAAGCGAAGATTGTTTGAGTTGCCTTTGATGCTTCGATGACTGCTGGGGCTTCGACTGTTTCGTTCATGGTTTCTGTCTCCTGTTGAGGTGCTTCTTGAATAGTAGTAACTTCTTCTTCTTCTGGGGTGGATGCTGCGACTTGCTGAATCGGTGCGTCAAAGGCTCCGCGTGCGACGAGTGAGAGTTCGCTCCAAGTTGCCGATGTGACGATCATGGTGCCTTCTTTGTTGTACTTGAACTTGATCGGCTCAACCCCAACCGAGACTTCTGGAAGTGCGCCGTCAGCTGCAAGAATGAGGGCTTCGTCTCCGTCGCGAGTGTTTGATACTTTTGCCACGAAGAGCATTCCTTCTGGAGTTTCTAGACGCTCGGTAACTGTGCCGATGACCTTGCTTGAATCGTGGTACATCTGAAGAGTCGGTGCGCGTCCGTCCACTGGCAAAGACCCCGGGGCAAAAGCCACCATCGTTCCGTCGCTTACTTTGGCTGGAGTGTTATATCTGACCGCAATGCCCGAGATCGTGCGTCGCGGTGCTTCGCCTTCGGCAGCGTCAATCGTAAAAGATTCTGTAGTAAGTCTGATCATGTTTGGATCCTAGTTTTCTATAAGTGCGTCTAGTGGGATATCGGTTTCGTTTATACGGTCGTCGCTTTGGGTATCCATGTAAGCCTCGGCTAAGAATTTTTCTGTGTCAAAACAAACATAGGTTCCGCGTGGGAGCACATTGTCGGATGAGAGTGTTTCGGTGATGCAGTCGGCGAGAGCTTTGCAAGCGTAAGTCCAAAGATCAATGCGTGACTGTTGGCTGGACTGGTACGAGTAAGCGCCGATAGAGACCGACAGCAAGTAAGACGGTACGCCGAGAATGCGTCCAAGATCGCGTGCTGAATAATCAGCAGACTCGATCATAAGCATCTTGTCTGGAGTCGCCGTAGTGGGTACATATTCCAAAAATTCGTTTAAAGCCGCAGTGTTGTTGCCGCTGGTGCGAGCCAAATTGAACTGCGCAGCGAGATCGCTCAACTCTTGGGCCGATAAAGGCTCACCGCCAGTCTGTTTCAAATAGCCCGAAGGCAATACCGACTGGGACGCTCGAAGCCGTGACTCTTCTACGCGGAGTGCGATCTCTACAGCGCGCGCCCCAGTCGAGTTCAATGATTGCATCGGTGAGATGAATTGGATGACATCTCGAGGATCAAGTTGGACGCCGTTAAACACAAGCTGCTTAGACGGGCCGAAGTAGACCTCGCCTTGTTGGTCAAGTGTCTGCACCATTGCAGCAGGTAGACGCGTGAAAGAACTTGGATACGCGTCAGCCGTCCTACTTTCCACCAGCCAAAAAGCTCTACCCTCAAAAATTAAATCATCGACCGTATAGCTGATGATGAATTGATTTGGAACGGATTGGTCAATTCTGGAAAGCCACGACCGAGGAGCAAGTGGAACTTCTTCCATCTCTTCGCCGTTCCACATTTCGCGGTACATCTCAAGCTTCATTCCTGCGATGGTGTTGCAGATCAAGTCTCGACCGCGTGCGATCACTGGCAAAGTCATTGAACGGGCGCGCCGAGTTCCGTTTGTCCAAGAGACGAATGAGGTTAAAGGCGAATAAGACGATGCACCTACCGCCGCTTTGACAGAAGGTTCGGTCGTAGCAGTAAGTTCACGGGATTTTGAGAAGAGAGCCATATCACATATTGCCACAAATGAAGCGGATCATGGTGGCACTCGCCCAGTCAGTTGCGGTATCCCGACGACAGGCAAGCAAGCGGACGAGTGCCGACTTGATGCTAGTTGGCGATCAATATCATTGAAGGCTTTTGAGATTGACCCGGGCGTGCAGCTGCCGCCGCTCCCCAAATCATCGTCCGACACAACTCAATCGGGCCAGCTGACTTTTGCGACGACACAGCGATTGAGCCTTGAGTCCTCACCATTACCGCGCGACAGACATGCTCGGCAAGCATCGCTTCTCCAGTGTGCACGATGCGTCCTTCACTGATCATGTTTCTTACTATGGGGGTATATTGCAGAATCTCTTTGTAGCCCATGACGACGCGCCGACGCTCGAAGACTGGCGGACAGTGTGCGTCAATGGTAGGCGAGAAGATAAACTTGATCGCAGGATCAGCCGCCGCCAATGCTCCGACATGAGCCCACAATTCCTTAGCAGTTTCGGCAGTGAAAGCAACCGAAACACAAGTACGACCGTCACCAAGCGCGACCGACTTTGTCGCAAAGTATCTGGACTCATCCATAGACGCTTCTACCGAGATAACGCCGCCAGTAGGGATCGGGCCGTCGTACTCAAGTTCAGGCCAAAGGTGGGTCTGAATCCACGACTGGGTGCTGGCGATCCACATGTTAAGCGAGCTTCTAAGGAAGTTTGAGCGGTCTGGATCTTTAGATTCTGCGCGCAGAGTCTCCAGTGTCAAAGTGTGTCCGAGTGCCGGGTTCCCCCAACCGAAAGACGATTCCAACATCGGATCCACTGTTGGCGGTGGGCTCCATTCGGCAAAGTAAAAGTTAGAAGGATTGTTTGTGTCAATTAAGCGAAGCGCGTTTTCTCGATGTCTGATAAAGAGCGAACTTGATTCGGTGCCAGCAGTAGAGAACATTGCTAGAAGCGGAGACCTGCGGACGCGCTGGGTTGGGATCAGGCCAGCCATAGCAATCTCCGAGATGTCAAAGATCTCATCCGCACAGATCAGATCCACCGACATACCGTGTCCGATAGAAGGGTTTGCCGCCCGCACCATCCACCGAGATCCGTCTGGCATCGTCGCCGAGTTCCGACCATACGACTTGTAGATCGTTGCACCTAGACGCTCAAGGGTTGGCGCCAGTTCCTCAAAGAGCAAAGTACCAAGCGTCAAAGTGTGAGCCGTAGAAAGGATCGTTTGTTTAGTGCCTCGGATCTTTGGCATCTCCAAAAGCCAAAATAGGATCAAGCATTGAATTAGGACGGTCTTGCCATTTTGTCTTGCGACAGATACAAGGCTCGAACGGTGCACAAGATCATCCTGTCCGTCAGGTGCATGGGTAAATCCAAGCATCCGCTCAAGACAATGAACTTGCCAAGGCATGAGCTCTAGATGAAGCAGCTCTGAAGCCATGTCCCCCACAAGGCCAGCCCACGATCCGTCACAGTCTGGAACGATTGTTTCTAGTCTCGGCTGGTCATGGTTGATCTCGGCTGGTTCAGGCTGGTTCAGGCCAGTT